AAGTCTGAAGCATTTAAAGTTGCAGTTGATAAAGCAGACTTATTTAGATTGATTGCTAATTGTCCTGTGCCTGATACATTTAAACTTGTTGAAGCAATATTGGTTGCTATGGTAGAGGAATAAGCACCACTTGTTGTGTTGGTTTCTGATGATATAGTAATCCCTGCACCACTCGTTAGATCAACACCAGTTATATCTCCAGTATTAGTTGTATAACCTAAGCCAATAACAAAATCGTATATTTGATCACCAGTAGATAAGGTAGATGCACCATTGGCTACTGCTGCAGTATTTAATACAGCCCCACTTCCTAATCCTAAATTACTTCTTGCAGTTCCTGCATTGGTTAAGTCTGATAGGTTAGATGCTTTAACTAATTTTTCCCCTAATGATGTAGCAGTAGTCGTTGCAAAGTTTGCATCATCTCCTAATGCTGCTGCTAATTCGTTTAATGTGTTTAAAGCTGCTGGTGCAGTATCTACTACTCCTGCAACTTCTGCATCTACATAAGCTTTGATTGATTGTTGTGAAGCGAATTTAGTAGCACTATTAGAAGCCATGTTATCTTCATCTAAGAATGCAGTACCACTTATGCCAGTATTGATTACTGGGCTTGTTAAGGTTTTGTTTGTTAAGGTTTGCGAACCTGTTAGAGTTACTTCTCCACTTGATACTAAATCTATTGTGCCATCACCATCTTGGTAGGTTACAGTAATGTTGGTTTCAGTATTACTACTAAACATAGCACCTACTGTATCTTGGACAAATTCTGTAAGTGTTTTGCTACCAATATAAAGTTCTGTAGAAATCTTTACCTTATCACTAGCAATCAATAGATCAGAAGCAGTCCCATCACCATCATATAAAGCACGAAGTGTTCCATCAATCCCACCAGTTTCTCCCATGTGGATTAATTGAACATATCCCTGATTTACAGGTGTGTTTCCTATATTAGTATTACTACTCATTTATCTATATCCAATTCCTTGTATAATTTTCTGTCAGGCATACTATTCGGTTCATTCATTTGAATCATGGGTTTGCCAATTAATCTTGTTACTTTATGATTTGAGTCGCAATTAATTTCTGTTGGACACTTCTTTAGTTTGTCATCATTAATGCTTTGTATGTAGTCAAAAACCTTTCCACACTCGCATTTATATTCGTATAATGGCATATATATCCCCTTCAAATTTATATTTAATGGTAATATGGGGGTAAAATAAATTACCCCCATAATTAACCGATTTTCACTTATCCTTAGGAAGGATTTGTGAAATTAACAACTCCCATTGCTGTTGAATTAGCAGCATGAGATAAAGCTGCACCGAATAATACATCGGCTACAACTGATGTAGCTAAGTGATCAATATCATAAGATGATTGAACTCTTGGTGCTACTTGTTGTGCAAAGTAAACAGATTGTCTGTTAAAGATAGTTGCTGTTTCATCGCCTGTACCACCATCATCGTCCCAGTCAGTAGAAGGGAAAACATTCAAGCCATAAGCTGACATGATTTTACCTTGTGCATTTGGGGCTGCCCCATCTCCTCTAACATTAGCATCTGTAAAGTCACCTAATGATAGTAAAGACATATAAGCAGCAGGTGAACAATATAAGTAGTGATCACCATCTGTGTAGTCAAATCCTGCATCAAGAAGTTTTTGTAAACCACTTCTTAGTAATGCAGTTGTGAATGTGTTATCAGCAGCTAAAGCAGTATCGTTACCTGTTGCAGCTTGTAGAACATCTACAGCTAGGTAATTCTCTACTTTTTTAGCTAAAGCATAGCCCATTGATTGAGCATAAGCATTAAACAAATCTGCAGATTCTTGTACTTTTACAATATCTTCAATTCGTTTAGCTTCGTAATGATGTTGATCAACTGCAAGTTGAATTACACCATCTGTGTTATTTTGATAAGTTACTGCACTTCCTGCAGACTTAGCAGCAGCAGTATCTTCTGCTACTTTCGGTATGTTAAGTATGTCGCCACCACCTGCTAACATAGATGAGAAGTCTGATACTTGGTTACGAAGAACGAATTTTCGTTCTGCATAGTCAAGGATTGCATCTCTCCACATTTCAGGTATAAAATTAGCAGCAGTTGTTATTGTTACATTTCCATCAGCCATTTTAATCTCCTTCGATTAGTTTTTAGCATACCCCTCTACTATCTGTTTCCAAAGAGTTGGATTCTTCTTTGCAGCTTCACGATCCTTATCGGATAGGTCTGCCCACTTCGTATTTGAAGCGAACTTGCCACTAGAAGTAACTTCTTTAGCATCAGATATTTGCACTTTACTCTTTCCCAGTCTTTCAATGTGCTTTTCCAACTTAATTGTTGTGAGGTCTTGGTATATTTCTTGATCATCATCTGAAAGTTGGGACAGCAGATGTTCTCGTCTTTGTTTTTCTTGGATTTCAAAGTTTTCTACGATTGGCTTTAACTTCTCGTTTTCTATCTTTAGTCCTTCATACAAAGATTTAAACTCCTCTTTTTCTTCAAGTTGTTTTGTTTCCTGAAGTTTGAGGTTTTCTTTGAGTTCATTCAACTCGGCTTCTGCTGATTGGCTTCTTTGTCGGTACTTCTTGCTTTCTGCAATTAAGTTTCCAACTTCATTACTTACTTCCTGTGTAGGAGTTTCTGCTACTGCTTGTTCTTCTACTATTTTATTTTCTTCGGACATCTGTCCTCCTGTGTTATTTACCTATTTTAATGGTGATAGGTTTGCTTTCATATTTCTTTACATTCCTATCAACAATCTTTTGTAAGAATAATGCAGAACTATCTCTATTCTTACCACTTAAATCTGCTATGACATACCCTTTATCTTCATTGGCTTGAACAATAGTTCCATTCTCAAATACTAATGTGGCTCTATCTCGTTTGCCTTCAGGTCTAATTCTTCTTGCTGTTTCACCACTTAATAACATGGTTACTCTATCACTCTTTCTAAACTTTCCTAATGCACCAGTTGCTTTCTTTGCTGCATATTCTTTTGACTTATATTTAAAAATACCATTCTGCATGACACCTTTGTTCATGTCTTTGACGATCAATCCTCTTGCATGAGAAGCTAATTGTCCATAATTCGTCTTAGTAAAGTTGGCTATATCTTTAGCTTTCATTATACTGGTATCCATTCATGTCTGCAATTAAAGCCACCACCATCTGCAAAACTTACTGGTGTAATACTTTCTATTTCATCTGCTGTTAATCCTTCTCCTTGCAATGCTAAGGTTTCAGCACATACATCTCTTGTTACTTCATCATCAGGACCAATATATTCAAACTTTTGTTCAGGCACATCTTCAAATAGCTTTGCAGTAGTTGTTCTTGTGAATCGTGCAAAACTATCATTCAATAATGCGACTTGTTGTTTACTACTTAATGCTCTACCTACTCCATAGGTTTCGGTTAGTCCTTCCATAATACTTGCAGCACCTTGTCCAGTAAGCAATCCTCTAAACATAGCAGTCTTTAATTCATTAGCATATCGTGTTACTCCTGCAGATATAGTTGTTAAGTCTAGTATGCTTAATATCTCTACTGCTTGAACTGCAGTTGCTACTTGTCTAGTTCGTTGTGTTGCTTTCAATAAGTCAAAGCTTTTAATTGCATTCTTATCATAACTACCTTTCACTTTAGCTAACAATGCAGGAAATCCTAAAGCATTTAACTCATCTACAAAGTTAATCTGCTTGAATGCTGTTGCTAATCCTGCATCATCTAATACAGTTAATCCACCTAACACCTTCTCAATCTTTTTAAGAAGTTGTGTTTGGATTTTCTCCATATCTTTTTTATAGAAGTCTAAGTCAGCCATTATTCTTGTGCATTAATGATTTGGTCTATTAAAGTTCCTTCAGGTGTTTCAGGTGCTTCAGAGTCTATCTGTTCTACGATACCTTCAATCTCATCATCTTGTAAGTCAGGATTCTTCTTTCGTAGATAACTCTTTCTTGTTTCTAGGTTGTTCTTAAATGCCCAGTCATAGTATTTGATTTCCTCATCACTACTCATTGGCACTTCTCGTTCAGTAAAGTCTATACTAAACTGATCCCCTAACTGAATCCCACCTGATACTTCACAGATTCGTTGTGCAATTCTAAATTGTTGTTTCTCAAAGGGTCTATAGATTTGTTCTATATCACTTCTTAGGGCATCTTGTAAATCAATCTCACTCATCTTCTTAGATAGCCCTGACTCTTGCCCCTTGTTTGTCCAGTTGATTCTGACATTGTTTGCTTGTGCAATACTATCTACCATATACTTCGTAGAATCAATCATAGCTTGGACATTGGCATTCGGTGTTGCATAACTAAAGTTAGCCCCTTCAGGTAGCACTAATGCCTTATCTTGCCCCATAGTGATTCGTTGTTCGGTATCTAATCCAGTAAATACTGGTTGTCCTAATTGGAATCGTCCATGCAAAGCTAGTTCGGTAAGCATAATGTTAATACTTCTCATACCATCTACTAAGTCTGATGCACCTTCTCTAAAGAAATCTCTAGTGTATAGATGTCTATGTCCAATGTTAAATGGTATNACATCNCCATAAGGNTTTCTATCTCCATCTACAATAGAAGTAATCTTACCTCTACTGCTAATCATAAAGTGTTTCCCTTCCATATCTTCNGTGTCTTTACTCCAAAACATATACTGTGCATCTTCTGACCTTGCTTGTAGTTGGCTTTCTGCCTGATACATAATAGCAAATGGCTCATCTTCGTTTGGTTTAAAGAATGGCACAAAGAAATGGATTGGTCTATACTTTAGTTTCTTTTGAGATTCGTCCCAATGAGTATAGAGTGCTTCAGTACCTAAGAGATAAGTCAGTTGCTCAAATTGTTTCATGAACGAATCAAAGTCCCCTATGACATCGTTATACTTATCATTGAATCGTACTGGTTGTTGTTGATATACCAATGCTCTACGACTTATAATATTTCTTACAAGGTTAATATACATTGGTGGAATAGCAGATAAGGATTCACTATCAAAGTATTGTTTTAGATCATGTTCTAAGTTTACCCCTTCATAGTAGTCCAATAATCGTTCTCTTTCTTCCATCTGATTATCGTAACCTTCTTCTATTGTTTCCATCAATAGCTTATGTAGCATTTGTTCTGTTAAATTATAAATTATCATGTTTCGTACCTTTTATAAAATTTCTGTTCTTCGGTTTCCATATACTTATCTTGGAAGTCCTTGATTAGTTGTTGATTTAATTCGTCCTCTTTTATACTTAATCGATGTCCCCACATCATAGCACCTGTCATGCTTAAAATAATTCCTACACATAATCCCAATAAAAACATTACCATTGTATCGCCTTTGCTTGTCCCTTGAATCCATATCGGTATTCAATAGGATACATTAATCCATCTAAAAAGTGAGATAAGGTTTCAGTCTTTAACATCTGTCCATTCTCTAGTGTGCATAGTTCTAAATCTCTTATAGTCTTAGTGCATTTAGGATTAATAAATAGCTTATGTTTCCCAGTTGCATCTTCTAACATTCTATTCAAAGCATTCATTCTGTCCTTCTGTGTAGGATTAGCTTTCTTAGCTATCACAGTAAACCCTGCTTCTTGCAATATCTTATGGTCTGACTTTGTGCTATTAGAAGTTCTTGCCTTACCTGCTGGATCAGGATATACTGGTAAGCCCCTACCTTTAAGCTGCATAAGTTTAGCCAATTCAAAAGTATTGCTATTCTGTAACCCAATCTCATCAAATACATAGACTTCCCCTGCTGTATTCTCGCACATTAGGATCGCAGTCATATATGATGCTACCCCAAAGTCAATTCCCCAAAACATTCTTGGACTCTTTTCCATTACTCTACAATGGATATCTCTACTAAAGTTATAAGCACATCTATTTGCTGCAGTTAAGAATGATGCTTCATACTCTTGTTGGAATGTTCGCTTATCTAAATTCTTTTTGGCATTCTCTACTTCTTCTTCAGAAATAAAGCCACCATCTAATGTGGTGAACTGCCAACTCTTATAATCACTATTGTCTGACTGTCCTTTAACGAACAGATCATAGAAGTGGTTTAATCCACTTGGAGTTCCTACAAATAATGCTTCACCTCTTGATTCTGCTAGTGTAGGTTGTATAATCTCTCCCCAAACATTCTCTTTCATAAAAGCATATTCGTCCATTACTACCATCGTTGTAGATACCCCTCGAAGTGAGTCGGGTTTATCTGCCCCTTTAAGTTCAATCTTTGCACCATTATCAAGTGTGATTGATAGTTCAGTTTCATTGATAGTTGCTTGTTTGTTTGCAAAAATGCTTTTGAGAAGATTCCAAGATACCATCTTAGCTTGTCTGTATGTAGGAAAGACAATCCATCTTCTCTCATTTGCTTCCAAAGGTTTATTAAGTAAAAATAAGACACTAAAATATGATTTACCAAACCTTCTACCACATGATAAAATTTTATATCTTGTTTTATCATTGAGGATTTCTTTCCTTTGATCATCAATCTTCCAATCCATCTATATCAAATACCTTTATTGGTTCATCTGTTGTGTCTTTAATTCCTATAGATTGATTCGGTTTCCCTAAAATTCTATCTGCTAAGAAATTAACAGCAGTCATATTACCACCCAAAGCTTCTTGATAGACTGTATTCACTACTGCTTCAAGCATAGTTTTCTTTGATCTACCTACTGGAGTATTAGCTAATGTCTTGATATGCTCATTAAGTGCAAACTCGTTTTTAGGTCTGCCATTAGGGTTACCTGAAGTACCTTTAACCCAACCTTTACCAGTAATTCCACCCTTGAGTTTCTTATCGTTGTTTTTTGGTTGTTTTACAACCTTTTTCTTTTTTGTTTTAGCTGCAGCCAAACTAATCACCCCACTATTTGAAGGTTATGTTCGTTAATAAACGAAATGGAAGGTGTTACCCTTCTACTATATAGGGGCAAAAAGACTACAAGAAACCCTATTCTAAGGCTTTAAATGGCTATATCTGTTGATATTGTTGAAGAAATTAATTTATTTAGGACTACAAAAAACCCCTCGATTTGAGGGGCTTTCTGACTTAACTGATAATTAAGAGGTAGTACAATTTAAAGACTTGATTTTGGGTGTGAATCATACTTTCTTTCTAACCATTTTAAAGTAGTATAGTATGAATCATCTTTCTTTTCTAATCTTTTTGCTTCTTGATATAGCTTTTTAAGCAATCTATATTCTGCTAATTTAACTGCTTCTTCTTGTTCTCTCTCCAAGCTTTCAAGAGGTCTATAAGTCCAATCATCTTTGTATTTCATTGTATTCTCCTTTTATTTAATTAACACTATAGTATAAGGGGTTCTATTGCCAATGTCAATAGTTTTTGTAAAATAATTTTTGATACAAAAAAGCCCCATATTTCAGGGGCTTTCTGACTTAACTGATATTAAGAGGTAAAACAATTACATTCTTTCGGAATATCTGTATTCAACTTTATCCCAAGTATTACAAAACCTTTGTAACCATTTATATTG